TGACGGGCATTTTTAAAGAATCACATCCAACGGTTGATATTTGCATTGTTGCCGACCATGACGCCAGTGGTGTGGGCCAACGCTACGCAGAGCAAGCCAGTGCAAAGTACGGGGTTCGCATGACAATTCCACCCGTCTTTGGTGACGCGAATGATTACGTTCAAGCAGGGCATGATCTGGCGCTGCTTTTAAAGCCCCAAGTGGCAACGGACTACCTAGTCCCTGCTGATGGCTTTTCAGAGCAGCCAGCGCCCATTTCATGGCTTGTGAAGCATTGGATTCAAGACCAAGCCTTGGTCATGGTGCATGGTCCAAGCGGTGGAGGCAAGACATTTGTAACCCTTGACTGGATGCTGCACATTGCAAGTGGAAAACCAAACTGGCTTGGCCACAAGGTTAGGGCTGGAAACATGGTTTATTTGGCCGGTGAAGGTCACCACGGGCTGCGTTCGCGCATAGCCGCATGGAAACACCATAACAGCGTCACCAGCCTCAATATGTGGGTCAGTAAGTCGGGGCTGGACCTTAATACTGCCGAAGGATATTTGAAGGTCGTGGAGGCGGTCAGGGCGCTCAAGATCAAGCCAAGTGTTATCACCGTAGACACCCTTCACCGGTTCATGGCCGGTGATGAGAACAGCGCACAAGACGCTAAGACCATGCTGGACGCCTGCGCTGCACTGATGCAAGAGTTTGGTTGCACCGTCATCTTGGTGCATCACACGGGGGTATCTGAGGAAGCCCAGCACCGCGCCCGAGGCTCAAGTGCATGGCGGGGCGCTTTGGACATTGAGATCAGCATTGTTCCAGGCAAACCGGGTAAGCCAATGGAGATTGTCCAGCGCAAAAGCAAAGACGCTGAGATGGCTTACACCGTTTATGTTGAGCTTGAATCGGTGGCCATACCCGGCTGGCTGGACGAGGACGGAGAGCAAGTCACCAGCGCAGTAGTGGTCAAAGGCGAAGCGCCAGAAAACAAAAAGAAAAACGACAACGATTTGTTCGTTGATTTTGAAAAGGCTTGGTGGACTTCAGGCGCAGAAGACCGAGGCGGCGCGCCCTATCTTACAAAGTCGGTGCTGCGCGAATATGCCGTGACAAATGGCATAGCAATCTTTCCAAAGTCAGAGGCTGCGGGTTCAAGGCGCAATTTGATTGATGGCAAAGACGCCAAATACATCAATAAATTGATTGAAGCCAAGCTGATTGAGCCTCATGAAAACGGATGGTTAGTGATTGACCCAGGCACGGCATCAGGAATGATGTTGAAGAAATAATTTATTTGTGATAAACTTTCCAACATGAACAAAAAACTTATCCAACTTAAAGCCAAGCTAAGAGCCGCGCAATCGGAACTGGCTATACGCACCCGCACGCACAACAGTGCATCACGGGCCTACAACAAGATCACGGCACAAATTGCCGATTTGGAGAAAAAAATTGCTGACATGGCGAAAATTTCAGAGTGAACTGCCCAATTACACCGAAGCCGATTTATTGGTTTTGTTGCAAGAGGAGCGCACCCAACACAAGCGTGTATCCATGCTTGAGCGTATCCACCAGCGTTACAACACTTTGCGCGTTGCCCGTGAACGTGTAGAACTTTTAAAAATTGGGAAAAGACCGTGACCAGCTTTCAAGCATGGGAGCAGAAAAATTTAGCAAAGTTTGCCAAAGAAGCAAACGAGAAATTGTTGGCACAACAAAAAGAAATAGAGCAATTGCAAGATGATTTGCGCGTTGCTCTGGACGCTTATCGAAAACTTGTAAAGGAGATTAAAGAATGAACCAAGATTCAGGATGGCGCAAACGCCAGATTGCCTTGGACATAAAAGCTGAAAATGCGCGTGAGCTGGAGCTGGACTATGAGCCTGAGAAGAGCAAGGGGACAAGCATGACACAAGATGAAGTTATGAAGCTTGCAAAGCAAGCGGGATTTGAACGGTTGGGACACACAGATGACGATTGGGTTTGTTTGCCAAAAAACGTTGAAAATTTTGCCGAAATTATTGCCCTTGCCGAGCGCAAAACGTGGGAAGTAGAGTTTGCTGGCATGGGTGAATGGGCCTGCGTATACCTACTCCAAGAAAGGAACAAGTGATGATTGAACTAAAACAAGAGCAACCTGCGTTAATACCAAACCAGATGTTGATGCGCGTTATTCAGATGAACGAATCCATTGTGCAACAAAACGCTTTGATTATTCAGGCATTGACGTTTGCTCCGATGATTGTCAAAAAGGAAAACACTGATGACTAAAACAATAAAGATTGAAGGCCCAATGCACGTTGTTTGCCAGTGCGACAAGTGCAAAGCACAGCCAGAGCAGGAGCCGGTAGCGTGGGGCTTTAGAAATGATGCTGGCGCAATCTACGATTGCATATCTCCCGAAACACACGCTGATTGTGAAGGCGAGTACACCGTTCCCCTCTACACCGCCCCACCACAACCAAAGCAAGAGCAAGAACCTGTGGCTTTGCAATACCCGCAAAAAGAGATTGATTGGCAACGTGAACAGCAGATTAAGGCGCAATCATCAACCCCACCACAGCGCACATGGGTAGGGCTTGAGAAATCGGATATGCCTGATAGCCCTCACCCAATGTATGACCACAGATATTTTATTGCTGGAATGGTTTATGCAAACGACGTTTTAAAGGAAAAAAACACATGAGAGAAGAATGGCTATTCCCCGGAGCCGTGGTTCCGGTAGACGTTGAAACAACAGCGGCGCTGGTGGCTGAGATCAAAAGGCTGATTGATGTTGTTGGTGGCATGGCCTTGGCACAGCCAGAGCAAGAGCCTGTGGCTTGTAATCACGAATGGGTGGACGACACCAAAACCAAACCGCAGTGGCGCTGTGCTAAGTGCGGCATTGAATATACCAAGGAGAAGAACACATGAATACTGAAGACGATGAGTTCAACCGGATTGAGATGGAATCCAAGGTGCGCAAAATGGCTGTGCGCTATGCAATGGAAAAAGCAAAAGAAACAAGCCCCATCCCGTTAATCACAGATGAAGAATGGGAAGCACTTAACAAGGAGCAAGAGTGAGCGCCAGTAAACACAACAAAATACGTGACTTGCTTCTTGCCACTGAAGACGGCATGACCGCCAATGAGATTGCTGTAAAGATGGACGCTGAACCCCACGCAGTACGTAGAGCAATACCCAAAGCATATGGCGTATACATTGACCGTTGGGCTACACCAAGACGTGGCCAATACGCAGCCGTGTACGTTTGCGTTGAAGTCCCAGATAACACACCAAGGCCAAAAAAATGATAAATTTTCTATGGTGGCTGTTTACCGGCATCGTGGGCCTGATGTGGTTTGTGCTGCTGGCGATGTGGCTGCACACTTATGCGTAGAGGCGTGTACCCAATTTGTCAATAATGAGTTTGCTTTTGCGTGGGGCAGCACCGGCTACGTTAGGTATGCTGATGTGCGTCCAACGGTCAAACTCACGAATGATCTGGTCATAGCCTAAATTACTTGCAATGATGGCTTTGACAACCTCATCCGGGGTCATACCGGGAACTCGAATGTCAGCAGCGCAGCCGATACGATGCTGAGAAGTGTCTTTGCTGCCCACAGCATCATTGACCTGCTTGGAGCGAAACGCTGAGTTGACCATGATAGGTTTGCCACCCAGCGTAGTCTTGACCAGTTCCAAGAACTCAGCCAAGCGCTGAAGGTTTGCTTTTTCTGATTCATTGGGTGTGTTGTCAAACTCACGGTGATCGGTGTGAGTCAACTCTTCAAAGGTAAAATGGTTTGTAAGGTTCATGTCAGTGCTTGTGTGAGTTGCCGAAGTAGTAGCTCAGGATCAGCATGTTGGCTGCATCAAGTGAGCCAAGCATGCGGATGACGATCTCGCGCATGGGGTCAGGAACCGCGCTGTTGAGCAACATGATGTTGACCGCACCCCAAAGCGCAAACATGCCCAAAGCCAAAGCAGGCGTGACCATTTTGCTGTACCAAGGAGCGGTGGCGCTGGTGGAGATTTCTGACTCGCGCTTACGGGCGCTGTCACGATCTGCCGCATCCAGCTTTGCGTATTCCAATTCCATTTCAGTCAGCTTTTGCGCGGCCTGGGGATCACCCGCTATGGCTTTGGCTACGGCCTCGACGCTATCACTAACGCCAAATTTGCCAGCAAGAGCGCTAACAGCAGCCCCACCAAGAGGACCGGCAACAATGGTAGCCAAAGTAGGCGCAGCATTTTTGAGGAGAGAAAGTAGTTCATCCATGTCAAAGCCTCATCTTGTAAATAATAAATTCAAATGTACCCCAGCCGACTGCACCAGCCGCTAGGCAAGATGCAAACCCAATAAACAAAGTTTCAATTAATGACGCTAGTTTTTCATTACGTTTCTTTTTAGCGTCTTGTGCTTCACGCTCTTGACGCCGCCGGTTGGCTTGGATTTGATTGTATTCAGCTTGAATGGACTCCCAGACGTCGCCCTGCCCAGAGTAGATCAGTTGTTCTTTGAGCTTTTTTTCAGCGTCCCTGAGCGCCTTGGCCTGCATCACGGTGTCAAGGGCTTGGCCCATATCCGACCGAGTTTTTTTGTTATCTTGCGCCGCAGCAATTGCAACGGTATCACGCATTTCAAAGAATTTAATCAAGTCGCCAGAGCACTCCTGCAAATCCTTGCCCATCTGGATGGCTTCTTGCACTCCCGCAATAGTGCTTTTGGCAATTGCAAACGCAGCACTGATTGTGATGGGATCAATCATTTATCTACTTTGGCATCAAGTTTGTCAAAAATCTTGCCCAGCATTTCTTTGATGTCGTCTATGTCGCGGCGGTAATCATCTTTAGAAACGTATGTACTTGGCATTGCCCGTATGTCTGTATCCAAACGCTCTAAAGTGCGAGTGATGTTGTTCAGTACCCAGCCACCAAAGAAAGCAGCCAAGCCAAGGGCGATGTTGAAAAGTTGTTGGGTTTCCATTATTGTGCCAATGCGTTTTGATTTTTACGAGAGGGCGTTAAAGCATTGCCGCCAGTCAAACCAGCAGCAGCGCCAGAAACTTTCATTTCGCCAAGCGCAATAAGCACGGCGTCACGTTCAGCAGCAGGTAACGTTGCCAACAACTCGTTAGCGCCTTTGCCGGTTTGCATTCCTTTAGCCACAGTTTCGCGCGTGCTATCTGATACGCGGCCACGCAACATACTTGTGACGCGGTTAATAATAGCGGAAGCCATGTTGATG